TGCTACCCTCACTAAATACTATTCTCACAACCTATTAGTAGGGAAGGAAAAGCGTACAGCCAGAGTTGCAGGCGTAGCCTATGAAATGGCTGTTAGTGGAGAATCTCCTAGTATGACTACGTTTTGGTTAAAGACTCAAGCAGGCTGGAGTCCGAAACATACTGTTGTTGTAGAAGACAGGACCTTTGACATTAAATGGGCAGAGGATGCCGCAGATATTGCAGATGCCAACCAGTTATTAAGGGATAAAGATGACAAGGTTCACTAATGCTTTCTAGGATTCACTCTAATTTGAAACAAAGATTGATAGCAGAAAATAATTTATCAGATAAAGTTGCTGAAAACCTGTCCAGAACAATATTAATGAAGAAGGGATATTTGAATAAGGATGGAACAACAAGAGAAACGCAAAGAAATAATAATTCCTTACACACCGAGGGAATTGCAAAATGAAATACATACACACCTAGATAGATTTAATGTTGTAGTATGTCATAGAAGGTTTGGTAAAACAGTATTTGCTATTAACCAATTAATAAAGAGTTCGGTAGAGAATGTAATAAATGGTAAGCCAGCACCACGTTACGCTTACATAGCACCACTATTCAAGCAGGCTAAGACAGTTGCTTGGGATGAATTGAAGAGACTATGTTCTGTATTTCCTGAAGTTAAGTTCAACGAAGCTGAACTAAGAGCTGACTTTATGGGAGCTAGGATACAACTCTACGGGGCAGATAATTATGACACTCTCAGGGGAATTTACCTAGACGGAGTTGTATTAGATGAGTACGCTCAGATGAACCCAAAGATGTTTTCTGAGGTAATTAGACCAGCTCTTTCAGATAGAAAGGGGTATGCCATCTTTATTGGCACACCAAAAGGGAAGAACGAATTTTATGATTTATACCACTCAGCACCGGAAAGAAAGGGTTGGGCTAGATTCTTATATAAGGCGAGTGAAACGGGGATATTAGATGATGAGGAATTGGCACTTGCGAAACAAGATATGGCAGAAACTGAATTTGAACAAGAATACGAGTGTTCTTGGTCTGCTGCACTTAGAGGTGCGTATTATGCTAAAGAGATTGAAACTGCTTATGAAGAAGACCGAGTGGGGAAAGTCCCTTATGACCCGTCTAAACAGGTAATAACAAGCTGGGATTTAGGGGTTTCAGACGCAACCTCAATTTGGTTTGCACAATTTATAGGGAAAGCGGTACACCTTATAGATTATTTTGAGAGTTCAAACGAAGGCTTACCTTATTATATAGATGTATTAAAAGGAAAAGGTTATAGGTATGGTGCTCATATTGCACCACATGACATAGTAGTTAGAGAATTTTCTACTGGTAAAAGTAGAAGAGACCTAGCCTTTGACCTAGGAATAGATTTCCAAGTTGCACCGAAGTTGAAAGTAATGGATGGTATAGAAACTACCAGAACTTATTTGAACAAATGCTGGTTTGATGAAGAGAAGACTAAGAAGGGATTAGAAGCTCTACTTCAGTATAGAAGCAGTTATGATGACAAAAGAAAAATCTGGTCGCAGAAGCCAGTCCACGATTGGACTTCTCACGCCAGTGATGCCTTTAGGTACTTAGCCGTAACGGATGTAGTATTTACTGGAAATGATAGTGTCTGGGGTAAGGAATTACCTAAGACTGATTTAAGTTGGATAGTATAAGAGGAGAATATTATGGCACTTAACCCAATATGGTTAGAGAATGTTATTAAAGAGATGGCACAGGACATCAAAGACTTGAAAGAAATAATGAAAGCAGTGAGTCCGCCACCTAGTAAACAGACGAAGTACCCAATTAATAAAGGTAAATAATTTATGGCGAAGTCCAAGAAAATGACAGAGCGTGAGCTGGCTGCTCACCTAGAGAGTGAAATTACATCCTCTCTAGGCTACTTAGATGGTAAACTTACGACACAACGCTCAGATGCACTAGACCGATATTATGGTAAGAAGTACGGTAATGAGCAGGAAGGCAGGTCTCAGATTGTTACTAGAGATGTAGCAGATGTTATAGAATGGATTATGCCTAGTTTGATGAAGATATTTACTGGTGGTGATAAGGTTGTTAAGTTTGAACCACAAGGACCAGAAGATATTGAGATGGCAGAACAATCTACGGATTATGTCAACTATGTCATTATGCGTCAGAATCCGGGATTTAGTATTATATACCAATGGTTCAAGGATGCTCTGCTACAAAAGAATGGTATTGTTAAACATTACTGGGATGATACCAGTGAGACATTAAGAGAAGAATATAAGAACTTAACCGAAGAAGAGTTCACTGCTCTCTTAATGGATGATAATGTAGAAGTAAAACAACATACAGAAGTTGGTGGTATTGAAGAAGGTGAAGATATTATTTCCCTACATCCACAACAAATAACACACGATGTTGTAGTTTCAAGAACGTATGAAGATGGACAGGTTAGGATAGAACCTGTACCACCAGAAGAATTTTTAATTAATAAATATGCTAAGACAATCGAGGATGCTCGATTTGTTGGTCATAGAGTCAAGAGAACCAAGTCTGAATTAATAGAACAAGGCTACCCTAAGTCTAAAGTAGACAAAGCCTTTCCTAATGATGAAGCTGACTATAAAGCGGAAAGACTTGCCAGATTTAACCACGAACAAAGTTCAGCACCGGAAGGTGATTTGGATGAAGGTATCTGGATAACAGAATGTTATGTCAGGGTTGACTTTGATAATGACGGTATTGACGAATTAAGAAAAGTAACGAAGGTTGGAGATGAATTGTTTGACAATGAGGCTGTGGATAGTGTTCCCTTCTCCTCCCTTACACCTATCCCAATGCCTCATAAGTTNTACGGTCTGAGTNTTTATGACTTAATCTCTGACCTTCAACTAATTAAGACTACTCTAATGCGTAACTTGTTAGACAATATGTATTTAACAAATAATGGGCGTTATGAGGTAGTCGAAGGACAAGCTAATTTAGATGATTTAATGACTGCAAGACCGGGTGGTATTGTAAGAGTTAGGACTCCGGGTGCTGTAACACCTTTACAGACACCACAACTGGACCAGAACTCTTTTAGTATGCTTGGTTATTTGGACAGCATTAGAGAAGAACGCACTGGTGTTAACAAGAACGCTATGGGTTTATCTGAAGGTGCTTTAAAGTCCCACCAAACTGCTACAGGTATAGGTCAAGTTATGACCGCAGCACAGCAAAAGATTGAACTAATTGCCAGAATATTTGCAGAAACTGGTATGAAACAACTGGCTAATTCTGTATATCAACTGGTACAGAAATATGAAAAGCCTGAGAAAATTGTAAGACTTAATAATAAGTGGGTAACAATGTACCCATCAGAATGGAAAGATAAACTAGATTGTACTGCCCAAGTTGGCTTAGGATTCGGCAATAAAGATATGAACTTGCTACACTTAGGAAGACTCGGGCAGACAATACAAATGATTTCTCAACACCCAGCAGCAGGTATGCTACTTAAACCCAAGAATATATATAATTTAGTAGCAGAACAAATAAGAGCTATGGGTATGAAGAATGTAGATGATTTTATTACCGACCCCGGTGATGCTCAACCACAACAGCAAGGTCCTTCTCCAGAAGAACAAGCCAAGCAGATGGAAGCACAGTTAAAGGCTGAGGAAATTAAAGTTAAACTACAGAAGATACAACAAGAGTCTGCACTGAAACAGCAAGAGATGCAAATTGATGCTGAAATAGCACAGCAAGAACTATTGCTGAAAAAGCAAGAAGCTAATGTACAAATACAAATTAAATCTCAAGAACTAGAAATTAAGAAAGCAGAGCTTGCACTTAAGCAACAAGAACTTATACTAGAAAGGGAGCAGGAAAGACCGGTAGCTATTGGTAATACCTGATTAAATTATGGGAAAGAAGAAGGGAGAGGAACTGCGTAGAGCAGATGAAGCAAAACGATTGTTGGATAACCCTCTATTTAAAGAGGCTTTTGAGACAATNAGAAAGGCACTTATTGAGCACTTATTAAATACTAGAGTTGCTGAAGA